TGCGTAGTTGGCTCTGAACTTGTTGTTGTAACTCGTTTGCACCCAACGGGTATCCTGTCCAAAAATTTGTTGGCAAAATTGAACGCCAAGCTGTTCTGACTCCAAACCAAACTCATTAGTAATTTCTGTGTTTGAAACTACAATGACTTGCAAGACAGTATTGTTTTCATCTAGTTGAGCAAAATGTGCCATACGTTCCTCGCATCAAACTACTTCAGCATCAAGCTTCAAAGACCATTCGCCAAACACCTGCTCGCCATATACAAGCATGTTGATCTTCTCACAAGCTTCTAAAACATGGTCTGGCAACTCTACATCTACCTCACGAGAAGCAATCTGTGGCCGGACGTCGTGCATACCCAACAACCCGTGAACAGAGTCATTCTCACAATTAAATTGTTCTATGTTGTCAATCTGATGATTGTAGGGTTGCAGCCCCAAAAAATCATAGATCAAATCCAAAACTTCCAATGGCTCGTCCACCAAATCTCTGTAGTCTATGTACAAAAATTTGTCGGAGGGAATAAATCTGGAATAAGCAATGGCCTCCGCTGCCTTATAAATTGGCTCGCTGTTTGGTCGCAACAAGTCAGAGTACAAATCACCACGCCAATTATTTTTTTTCCTCAAAGAAACTAACGATTTTACAATCTCTTCGGCAGGCCGAACCATGACAATGACTTTTTGATTTTTGTTAACGTACGTGTTCCACATGTCTAAATTTGTGGGATGAACCCAAGCCCTGCCTTTTTCTATGACGATTGGTTGATCAACGTGCTTGTAATATAAATAAGGCAATGACGATATAATTTCATGTTGCGTGTGTGTTTTGTTATTTGCCAACAAAGCAGTTGTTTGCTCACACGAACACTTCATATCCCACATAAGCTGACACAGCGCAGAAGCACCTTCTCCATAGATAGATGGGTTTTGCATCAACAACGAAATTAACAAAGTTGAACCTGTCCTTGGCAACCCGCTCAGTAGTACAAATTCTTTTCTTTGTTCGCTCTTCATGTCAGCCCCATTTGATAGAGCCACTCGCGTTAAAAACGTAAGCTCTAAATCCTCCAGATTCCACCACTGTGGGCGATCCAGTTGTGGCTGTAGCAACAGCAAATGCGATTGGATAACGAAGAATTACAATGCCAGACCCTCCCGCTGCTGGTCCAGTTCCAGGATTGTTTGGCGCAGCTATGGCAAAATACGAGCCTCCACCGCCCCCTCCTCTGTTTGCAACGCCTGCTGTGGCGCTAAATCTTGCGCCATTTCCGCCTCCACCTTGGCCACCTAAAATGGCGGTATCAGTACCACTTCCTCCGCCTCCGCCTCCGCCATACAAAGTATTAGATCCACTGTAATCGTTACTTATGCCATTACCGCCTTTGCCGCCAACGGTGCCTGAGCCATTAAAACCAACTTCATTTTTGCCGCCGCCACCACCACCTGTACCTAAATTTCCAGCCACGCCGCCGTTATTGCCTTCGCCAGCAGTGCCAACGCCAACCGGTGATCCATTTGTACCTCCCCCGCCAGATCCTCCTGTCCCGCCAGCACTTCCGCTTGGCGCGCCTCTGCCGCCGCCAATCGATGTGACAAGAGATCCAAAACTTGAATTAGAACCGTTTGCAGCAGCTGCACCACCGCCACCAACGGTTATTGTGTATGTTGTCCCCGCTGTTATAGACGTGTTTCCTACTCTTACGCCCCCTGCGCCACCGCCACCCCCGTAACGACTTCCGCCACCGCCGCCACCAGCCACAATTAAATAATCAACCGTAGTAGGAGGAACAAGAGGCCATTGAGAATTGCCAATATATTGGGTTGCTTGTGTTGCAATAAACACACCACTTGCCGAAGTTGTTGTGACGTTCGGCCCCGTTTGGCGAATTAATCCACCGGAGTATCTCAGGCTCATTAGTTCATCTCCTCCCAAGAGGAAATCACCGTAATTTTGCTTGCTGTATTGGCTGTGGCGCCAATTGACTTATCTTCGAGCAAATACACCGATGATGTTTTATCAATAACCACAAGGGCAGATCCTGCGGGAACGCTTAAATTAGTAACCCACGGGAAAGCTGTGCCACCAAGCGCCGCAGCGCCGTATAAATTAACAGTCACAGCGTATGGAGTAGATGGGTCATTATTGGAAACAACCAGAGTATTAATCTTGTACACGCGGCCACTAGAAGAAGCGTTGCTTACAATACTCGTGGCGTTAGTTGTAGATAATGAAGTGGTAGACGTATTGCCATAAATAGCGCTTAAGCTAACAATGTTTGGATTTGCCACGATGAACTCCTTATAGTCCGAAAATTAATGCAAAAACTATGGACTGACTTTGCGTCACGCCACTTGCGCCAGGCGTTTGGCTGACCCAATGGGTGCCGTTACTTGTGAGTACGTTGTTTGCCGTGCCAGGTGCTACCAGCGTCACAGTGCCCGTGTTATTGCCAACCAACACGCTGCCTAGTGTCAGGTTCGCCCTGCCAGTACCACCATTGGCTACCGTCAGCGCGTTCGTCAAATTGACCGATGCGGTATTGACGTTGTTTGTTACCGTGACGTTAGACGCTCTGAACTCGGTGATATAAGTCGTGGTCTCAGCGACGTTGATGCTGTCGTTAAAGATAGTCATCGACCTGCCAGCCGGAACCGCAACCGCCGTACCTGTCGGCGCTGCGTTCGTGCCGTTAGAGATCACCACCGTGTTCGACAGATTGTTCACGACGATGTACTGCTTCTCTATCGCCGGGATGAACAGCGTCTGCTGATTGGTAATCGTGCCAACTAGGTTCAGCTCTAGGTTACGCGCTACCTGCGTGGCATTCGTGTCAGCCAACGCAATAGCGACGTTAGAGCTGGCAAACGTGACATTAGCCGATCCGGTAATCGCTTCTTCCAGCGCCGTCCCAAGGTTGACGTTCGTTGTCGTACCCCAAGTACCAGCCTGATCACCGGTGCCGATCAGCTCGATCTTTAGCTGGGAATATGTACTAGCCATGATCTTTCCTTAGATTGTATTGATGAGCGTCCATGTGGCTGCGTTACCCGTGTTTATGGGCGCCCAAGTCTCAGCGCCGCCGGTGTTAATAACTGACCAAGTGACGTTACCACCTGTCTCAATAAGTTCCCACAAAAATCTGCGTCGTGCCACATCTTCTGCCACGACGGTTTCGTTGATCCGCGCAATGAAGCTGGCACTCGCGCTAGCAAGATCTGAAGCCGCTGTTGCTTCGTCCACCCTGACAGCAAAGGTGACCAGCGTAGAGAACTCAACAGAGGCAGACGCGCTCTCAGATACCGAAACTGACGCTGTGTTAAATCCATCAGGTAGATCTGCTGCATTCGCGGTTTCCTCAATCCTGCCAGATACACCAAATACACCCTTCACCAGATCCTGTGCTGCTACCGTCTCTGCCACCACGCCAATCAGCGCAACCTGCGAAGCTACTGTGTCATTCCCTGCTGCCGACTCGCTGACCGTACCAAACCTGTTTCTAATGCCAGTAACTGCATCGCTTGCCGCCGCGCTCTCAGATACCTGAGAGTTTACATTCGCCAAACTGCTTACTACATCTGCTGCCTGCGTCGTCTCACTGACTTGCCCGTTGATCGTAACCAGCGAGCTGACTGTGTCGTTGCCTGTTACGCTCTCCGTTACAACACCGGTAACCGACTTGGTAGATGCAACACTATCAGCTCCAGCAGCTGTGTCGGTGACAGATACGCCAAGGGCAACAGCAGCAAGGTAAACATCAGTAACAACAACAGACTCTGCAATGTTTGCAACGATTCTGGGCTGTATCTCTGAACTGACTTGGTCAAGAGCTTTGACCAACCCGCCATCACCCAGACCCCAACCATCAGAACCCCACGCACCATTGCCCCAGCCGCCATTTGATATCAGCCGATCATAAACAGAGCAACCCCATCCGGCCTGCCCCCATGTGCCGCTACCAAATCCGCCCTCTGCCACACATTACTCCGCAGCCTCTAACTCACTATCCATGAACCAACGACTGTGAACCTGGCCGTCCTCGGCAGTCCACTCCATCAAGCACCAGATACCGCCATCATCGTCCATGCGCATCTTTATGATCGGACCCTGTGGCACTACGGCCTTCAGCTTTACAACATCGCCTCTTTTGAACATGGCCATCCCCTATCAAGTCGCATCAAGGTTGAACGAGTACGTCACGTTCAGAACGTCACCGCTGACCACCGTACGGTCGCCCGGCGCTTGGAAGTCTGCCGCCGAGAACAACAAGCCAGATGTGCCAGTTGCCACGTTGCACAGGAAAGCACCCGAGATCGTAGCGTTCGCAGTCATCGTGAACGTTGCCAAGGAAGCCGCGTTGTTGATGTTGGATGGATCTGCCAGCGTGGCATTGCCAAACGTTACCTGCGGGCGGTTGCCGCTGTAGTTGGAGTTCTCATCCCAACCAACGTGAGATGCCAACGTATCCCCACCGGAGAACGTGGTTGAAGCCGATGTGTTGTTGATCAGGCCGATGTACCACGCAGCCGTGTAGGTCGAACCCTTGAAGTACTTGGTGTTCATGTCCTGCAAGCCGGTGTTCACCACCAGATTGGAGCCCATGTCCACCCACTTTTGGTTGCCTTCGCTGTCGTAGCAGGTGACAGTAAACACACCACCGCCGGACGCGCCTTCAGCAAAACCCGTCTTGCGCTCAGTATTGGCGCTTACGGTCTCGCTGGATTTTGATTTCTCAATCGTCATGATGACTCCTCAGTTAATACGTATTAACGCACTGGACGATGTGTTGGGAGGCAACGTCACCGTAAATGTGCCATTGGCAGCCTGCGTCTTGTCGCTACCAAAATCCAACGTGGCTATCGACGCGTTCGCTACAGTGGCGTTGTAGATCAACGCACCCCGCGCAACAAACTGCGCTGATGTCCATGAAACATTGTCAAAGCTTACATACACAATCCCGTTGCTGGTCGAAGATATCGACACGTTGGCTAGCGTGTTTCCGCCCGCCGTGTATCCAGCACCGGTTACCTCATTCGTCGGCGAGTATTCAGTCGTACTCTCGCCCATCTCTACATAGCCGTCATACAGCGCCATCTTCAGCGTGTTGGACGCAACATTCTGGCGGCCATTTAAGATGTCCACCTTGAACGACGTAGTCAGGCCTTGGTAAATCGTCATGTCACTTTCACCCTAACCTGACCACTGCGGTACGCATCCTGACGCTCCATACCATCGCCCAGACGTTTCAGTTCGCCCATAGCCTCGTTGTACTTGGCCTCGACGTTGGCAATCAAATCTTGCTCGCCCTTCATGAACAGGTAAGCCTCACGCAGAGAGCCGTACAACAGCGCCGGATCGTAGTTGTCACCCAGCCACGTGCGGCCGTCAGCAGCCGTCGTAATCGACTCTGGGTAATAGTAGTAGTGCAGCTCTAGCGTGTACGCCTGATCAGGTGTTGGGCCGAAGATAAACGTCAGCTCATCTACCGCCACGTTGCTCGTCACCTGCGGTCCGAAGATTGAGTAGTACTTGGGCAAACCCTGATCTGCCGGCGTGGGATACGCAGCACGGATGTAGTTCACATCCTTGTTCAGCAGGTAGTGATACTCCTCAGTCGCTGTGCCGTAGTTCTCGATCACAGCCATGGAGTACACCGCTAGGAAATCGTTGGGAGCAGTCAAGTACTTGTTACCCGTCTGCATAATGCCAGTGGAGTTGCGGCGAATAGATGGCAACTGCACCGCATTGTAGATGCGGGTTTCTGTCTGGCGTATGAACGTGGGAATGTACGACTCAAAGTCTGAGTCGTAGTTCTCCGTGTACGCCTGAATCGCGCTGACTAACTCTGTGTATGTCATGCCATTGGGCCGCGAGCCATTACACCCTTAGTAGCAGCACCAGTGCCACGGATCTTGATGCCAGTCGTCTTCGTATCTTCCCGACCAGGATCACCCGCAGACACGCGCTGCACCGCAGTTCTCGGACCAAGCTTGTCCACCGCGATATTGTTCGGATCTTCCATCTTCTTCAACTTGGCAGGCACAGACTTGCCAGTCATCGTGTGAGGCGGAGCGTAAACCGAAGCGGGTCCAACTTCCTTCCCACCCTTCTTCATTGAGTACTTAGCCATATCAACCTCACTTGGTTTTCTGGTTATGAATACGTGCCTCGTTGCGCCCGTATTTTTTCAGATCGGATGTAGTTACGCCACCCTTTTTCATGCCTTTGTGCATGCGCTTTTCGTGTGCCTTGACCGCTGCCTTGGCGACCTTTCTCATCTTGTCCATCTCTTACTCCTAGTTGATAGTCACGTTTGCCACAATCGTCACCGGCGCTAGATTGTTTGGCGTCAGTCCATCGTCATTCGCCCTAGCCCCACCTATCGGTGCCCAACCCCACTGGATGATCCGGCTACCACCGGCAGGGAAACCATCCTGCAATATGTTCGTGCCAGAGGTGTTGTCCGTCTGTAATCCCGTCAATCCCGACTGCCAGTAAGACTTGTCCGGCCTCGGATTTCTCACTGCCTGCGGGTCGTTCACCGGGTACATACCAAGACTCAACTGCGGCTGATCCGGCTCCCAACACGTCTTGCACACCTTGATGTTGACGTTCTTCGTCTTGATCGTCAGTGTCTTTAACTCTTTCAACATGAACCGGAAGCCGCAGCGGTCACATTCCGCAATCGACTTCTTGCCACTTGCATACTTACTCGGCACAGATCACCTGTACGTAATCATTCGAGGCACCAAACGATCCGGGGCTTTTTCCCGATCTTCGCCTGCCGCCATTTCCCACGACTCGTCGTACTGCGCTTTCAAAAACTGTAGTCGCTCCAAACCACCCGGTAACTTCATCGCCAACCGATATGCCAGCCCGCAGATCAGCGGCTCCTGGAAACGGAATGGGATGTCCTCAACATTCACACCGTTGCCCGCGTCAAACATCCTACGCAGCCGCCAGTACACAAAGTAGTAGTACGGTGTCTGCGCTGTACCCTGATCCGGCGATGGCCACACGTTAATCTGCGGATTCTGTGGTGTAGCACCAGGTACGTCAGTTGTCTGCCCGCTGCGGCGGTTTATCCAGACTTGGATCGGCCGGCCTTGCGTGAGCTTGTTCGGGATCGTTGCGTACGTAGAGACGGAGATACGGTTGATGTTGATGTCTGACTGGGTACCAATCTGACCGGGATTAGTTCGAATAACATGTTCCAGTAAATCCACGGTATCAATAGGTAGATCATAGGTAATCTGCCCTTGTACAAGCGGGATCGTTGCCGACTCAATAGTCCACAAATTGATACCGCGATTAGCCCACTCCGTCAGCAGCAAGTTCAGGCTGCGACGCGCCGTACGGAAGTCATACCCCGTGCGCATCTCCAAGCCACAACGCTCGAACGCCTCTTCGAATATCTCGTTGAGGTCTGGATTAAACGCTGTTGTGGATGTCGTGTACGCCATTACCTGAATCTCGCAGTCTTCTGTGCTATGCCCTTGGGCTGTTTAACAAACTGCTTGCCTTTTGCCTTACCTGCCCGCTTTGCCTTCGTCGTTGCTGCATACTCCGCAGGACTCAGAGCTTTGATCGCCTTCTCCGGCAAATACCGCTCACCAGTTTTTGATGACGGCTTGCCGCTCTTGGTGCGCCATTTCTGATCGCCCCAGTTTTTCAGCGACTGTTGCGGGGCTTTCAATCTCTGTATCCCCCGCCTGCCGCTTTGTACTTCTTGGCTACTAGCTGCGCCTTGCGGGCTGACCACTGCCCTGCACCGGTGCCATGCGTTGCTGCCGCTTTCACTTGCGCCACGATCCGCTTGCGTAGACTAGGCTTCGTGTAGTTGCCCGCAGCATTGACCTTGCCACCTTCTTTGTACTGCGTGAAGTCAGTGTTATCCCGACGAGACTTCTTCTTCCCGCCGGGCATCTTGGTAGGGGAGATATCTCCCATGCCGCGTGACTTCATCATGTCAGCAGTACCCGCCTTTTTTCATCTTGGTCATGCCGCCCTTTTTCATGCCAGTAGAGCCGCTCATCTTGACCTGCATCGCCTTGGTTTTACCCTTCGTAGCAACGCCGTCAGCAGCCTTGTGACCAGCAGCTAGACCACCAGAAGCCATCTTCTTCATAGCCATACCACCTTTAGCCATCTTGCCCTTACCGTCAGCTGCGAAAGCTGGCACCTTCTGGCCGTCCTTCATGACCATCGGCATACCGCCATCAGCGTAGCCGCCCATCGCCATCTTCTTGACCTTGCCGCCGTGCTTCATGCCAGCCTCTGCCATCTCGTGCTTGACCATCGACTTGGGAGCGCCCTTCTTCTTCATGAACGACACTTCCTTTTTGACCATTGCTTTTGACTCTTTCATCTCGCCTCCTTTGGCTTTCTTGGAAAGGCCAGCTTCGGAAAGACCGATTGCAATGGCCTGCTTGGGATTAGTAACCTTCTGACCGGACGAAGACTTCAGCTTCCCGGCTTTGAACTCGCCCATCACCTTGCCAACTTTGGCTTGGCCGCCCTTGGCAAAACGCTGTGTCATTTGATCATTCGGACCAGACATGGCTTGTGGCTGCATGTTGAACGTCTGATTCATGCCACCACTCTGACCGCCAGCCATGGGCTGATTGCCGTAGAACGGATATGTCGGCTGCTGCGTCTGACCGGTGACACCACCGTCAGCAAACTTTCTGCGCTTTCTCATACCATTTTCCCTCTGGTTTTGCCCCGAATAGCGCAGCCATCAGCGCGTTTAGAAGCAGATCCAACCATGCCGCCGCGAGCTTTCTTCTCTGTTTTTGGCTTACCTTCGCCAGTCGCAGTGCGATAGCCTTCTTCGGTCATAGCGTCCATCTTCTTGTACAAAGCATCTAGCTCCGGCACAGACTCGCCACGAGCCCGACGCGCCTCAAGCTCTGTGATGCGAGCTTGAATCTGGGGCATGTTCATCAGCAGATCCTTCCTTTTGTCTTGCCGCGCTGGGCGATACCATCAGCACGGGATGATGCAGAAGATACTTTGCCGCCCGACTTCATGCCCATCTTTGACCGACCGTACGGAGTAGATGCTGCGGTACTTTTGAAAGCGCGATCAGCAGAGAAGGTGCCAGCCATGGCTTTAAGACGCTCGCTTTTGCCGTACGGTGAATCTTCTTTTTTCAAGCCTTCCAAGCGACGTTTGTTCAAAGCATCAGAATCAATATCGCCAAACATCCCAGAAAGTTCTTTTTTCTTGGTTTTAGGCTTTGGTTTTGGCTTCGGCTTTGGTTTGACCTCTTCCTTGACGGTCTCAGTGACACTGTCTTCTTTGGGACTTGTCCGAATATAGTCAGTGATCTTACGCTCAGAGGTTTCTTCGTCATTGCCGTAGCCGATGCTTGGCGTGCGACCGCTTGGCATGTACGAGCTGTCAGAGTCCATGTCAGACATGCTGCGCTCTGGCGACTTCATGCGACGACCGCTGTAGTCGCTGCTCTCAGTCATGTCGGCAGTAGACTGCTCATCGTAAGAACGCTCTGGGTATCTGGTTCTTACCGCTTCGCCGGAACCAGATCGCACTGGATTGCCGAAACGGTCACGCAAAACACCGCCTTCTTGATAGCGCTTGGCCTTCTTTTTCATAACACTCTCCGTTGAGATTCAATCAACTGATCTATCTTGGTTTCCAGCCGATTGAACCGCTGATCTATATGATCCGTGATGCGATCCACTTCCGCCTTGGTCACGTTGTCACGAGCAATTTCCTCACGGGTCTTGTTCAACAAGATCGTGATCCGCGCTAGCTCGGAGAACTTCTCATGCGCGATATACGCAAATAAGCCAACAAACAGCGATAGAGCGCCGTTCCAGACAAATGCTAAGTCCACGGTCAACACTTCCACTTCCGTAAAGATTTGTTGATACGGCTGTTCGGGTCGTTAGCAGTCTTGGCGGAAGTCAGCTTCTTCTTCATACCGGACATCCGGGCACAGAATGACTTCTTCCTTGAGCCGCCTTCTGGCTGCGGCGCTTTCAACCCTGGCTTACCCGGATTGGCTTTGTTGTAGGAGGCGCGACCCTTGGCGTTCAAGCCGCCTTCAGGGTTCTTGCCTTCCTTACGCTGCCAAGCCGGACTCTTAGCCATAGAACACCGTTACGTTTGCGCCAACACTGGTCACAACAGTCAGGTTCGACTTGCAGATGATCCCCTGATCAGGGATGTTCAGCGGAGTAACGCCTGCTACACCGGGCGCTGTGAACACCACCAGATTGGAAGCGCCATCTTTGATCTGCACCGTCGCCGTTGTGCCGTACTGAATCAAGCCGCCCTTCAAACGGGTGCGGCCTTCCAGTACTACAGTCGTGGCGTTGGCCGGACATATACCCGGCCGTACGTCTGATTGCATAGCCATAATGGCCCCCTATTAGTTGTTCTGCTGACCAAAGAGGGGATCAGTGACGTAGTAAGTAATGTAACCAGCAACATCACCCACCGCCGAGCTTGCGCTCTCTGAAGTAACAGTAAAGTTCTTAGATGCGCTGCCAACAGTGCCGATGCCTGCGCCTGCGCCGGTAGCACCAGGAGTCACAGTCTTAGCCGAAGTCGCCGCCAAAGCAGACACATAGAACGCAGCGTTCGAAGTCGCACCGTCAATAGTGGTGTAGCCGACATTCATCGTGCCGCTGGTCAGGCCGTTGGTGATGATTACCGATGTGACAACAGCATTAGCAGGGAGAATTACAGGGACGGTAGAGCCAGAAGCAACAACAACGTTGCCGGCAACTGCCGCGTTAGCAACATAGAAAGTTGCTGCCATGACGCCGGTGCCACAGTAGGCTTGGCGAGTGTTATCACCGCCGCCCGAACGCCAAATGGATTGGGTAGTAGATACAGCCATCGAATTGTCCTCACATGCGAGTTAGGTGGGGCAATCTGCATGTCGTCAGCCGGGACTGTTTGCCTCACCGGGTTTCCCGGGGTT